CAGGAAGATTACACGACCTTCCCGGTGGATGCGGAGGGGTTTTTAAGGAAATCCTTATTGGCGTGTATTTCACCCAGCCGGAAAAAAGCTTCGCTTTGTCCTACTTCGTTCAATTCGGAGAACAGCTTATATAGTCGATCAAAATTTGCGGCTTCGCTGTCTTTTGGGAAACAATTATCAAGCTTTTCCTCATAGCCAGAGAACGAAGGAATACCGTCACGCATAAGAAGATATATCTTCCCTAAAACACCGCGATTGTTAAAAAAATCGTTGTACTGGTCGAGATGCCAGTCATCGTCAGAAAAGTGAATTGCCGAGGATTTTGTACTTACGGCAGAAAGAATATCAGTAACCTCGTAAATATCGCACAGTGCAATAAAGATAGGCACATTAGGCATGCTCACGCCTTTTTCATAGCCATAGAGAGTTTTTGGCGCAACACTGAACCCCATGTCTTTAAGTTTTGCGGAAACCTGCTCAACGGATAGCTTTTTGCAGATACGCTTGTCTCGCAGGAGCTGCGGGATCATTTTTTTGTCCAATAACATAGTCAAACCTCCTTTTTGTTTAATAATACACGGTCAAAACAGAATGTCAATATTTTTTCTTTATCTCTAAGAAAAAGTATTGACATTTCTTAATTTCTAAGATATTATCTTTACGTGGTCTTAGAAACTAAGAAAGGAGGGGGCTGGAATGAGACCTGAGGAGTTGATTAGACAGAAAATCAAAGAACGCGGCATGACAATGGCCGCGGCAAGCAAAATGTCAGGCGTGAAGTATTCGCGCCTGCAGCCGGCACTGAACGGTGCTGGAGAATTGAGAGCCGACGAATACATCAGCTTGTGTCTGCTGCTGAGCGTGGATCCCCGCGCATATCGGAATGCAGGGTAAAAAGATTAGCGAAGTGACAACAACCGATTTGACGCCGCAGGAGAAGCGGATCTTAGAAATCTACCGCAACGGTAGTGAGGACGAAAAAGCGGATATGATGCGGGAGGCAATCTAGGTTCTTAACAAGTATCCAAAAAGTTTGAGGTGATGCTTATGCCCATCGGCGAAAACATCAAGAGCTTACGCGAGTCTCGCGGGCTTACACAGGCGAAGTTGGGTGACGCTGTCGGCGTCTCCGACAAGGCTGTGTCTACGTGGGAGTCCGGCAAGCGTGAGCCGAGAATGGGTACTGCTGAAAAGCTCGCGGAGTTCTTCGGTGTCACTGTGAGTGCGCTTTTCTGTTCAGAAGAATGCGGTACTGAGGCCGCTTCAGACTTTGAAAAGTTCATGGTAGAAGCGTATCGCCGCATGGACGCGGAACAGAGGGAGTTCCTGCGGGCCGCACTGGTAGGCGCACTGACAGGGAGGATGTATGTGGATCCGTAACGAGATACACCGCCGCAAGGACGGCGGTGTGACCATAAAGCCGCGGTTCGTCGGCTGGAAAAGAAAGCCCCGCCGCAAGCGGCGGGACAATCACAGGACGCGCAAGGCGCTCATTCGGCAGCGCCGCGGTCGATGAGGAACGTTTCGGGCCGCAGTACGCCGCAGGCGTAGGGCAGGCCGGGGATGTAGGACTTCAGCCGGTGGCGAAGCTCGCTGGGAGAGCAGGACGCCCCGATCTGAAAGGCGCGGTCAAACACCGGGATAGCGCCGCCGAGCGCGCCGGACTTCAGCATGGATGGGATAAGCGCCTCCGGCGGCGGATCGCGGAACACAAGGAGCATTTCACAGTAAGACAACATCTCACCACCTTTCGCTGCCAGTATAGCACGGCGGCGGGGCGGGTGCAAGAGAGGAGGGCAGGACATGACGAACATAGAACAGCTGCCGCGGCTGCTGACGGTGCCGGAGGTGTCGGAGCTGCTGGGCGTCAACCAAGGGAAGGTACACGAGCTGCGGAAAAGCGGTCTGCTGCCTTTCTTGAAGCTGGGTGCCTACAAGTGCCGCCCGGAGGCACTGGAGGAATTCTTAGCGAAGTGGGAGGGCTGGGACATCTCAAATCCCTATCAACCGTGCGAAATGAACCCGGCGGAGGCCGGGGGCAAATAATCAACAACAGGAGGAAAACGACATGAAACATGAGACTTTGACCATTTGGAACGCGGAGGACTTCACCCGCCCGGAGAAGCTGGAGGCGCTGCGCGTGGGCGACGAGGTCGCCTTCCAACTCAAGAACGGCAAAGATGCCGCCTTTGTGGTGGCGGACATCGCCGACGGCGTCCTTACCGGCTGCCTTTTTAAGGGCGTGCGGGACATGGCCATGTACGACGGCCGCCGCTGGTGGAACACGGACTATGTGGACTACCCGGAGAGCGACGCCAGAGAACGCCTCAACGAGGAGCTACTGCCCCTGCTGCCGGACGAGCTGGCGGCACTGTTGGTGGAGCGCACCATCACCCAGACGGTGGACGGCGAGGTGTACACCTGCACAGACAAGCTGTGGCCCCTGTCCGCGGTGGAGGTGTTCGGCAAGGACGCGCCGGACTGGATGCAGCGGGACGACACGCCGGACAAGCCCCTGCCGTTCTTTGCCGAGAGCCAGAGCAACCGGAAAGCGCACCTGTGGTATGCCTGGCTGCGCTCGCCGT